AAATTATATGACCCAGTTCAATAAATCTGACTTTGAATATCACGGTGGATATTTAATGTATAGAGGTGACTATGAAGGTCGTCCAGTATATCCCAACAAAGAAGGTGTCCATCCTTCAAATGTTGGGCGTGGCATTGACCTTTTTATTGCTCGTTTCAAGTATAGTGGAAGCCCTATTAAAATGGGTGCATTCAAAAAGTTTCTCATTAAAAACTTTACTGTAGAAGAATATGTTACAGCTCGTAATAGTGAAGGTCTCGACTCAACGCCTCTGCGCATTTTGCAAAGTAAAGGCTTTGCATAAAAAAAGGGGCCCGAAGGCCCCTTTAAGTTTATCCGATAACACTTGATCTTATGTCAAGATGTTGTCTACACGGAAGATACGGTAGTATTGGTTTGTACGGTTAGTAGCAAGACCATCAGCAGGTGCAGCACCTACGAATGGGTTAGACGCCATGCCATAACGAGTTTTGAACCCGATACGTGGCTGGAAGTCATTCTCACCAACGGCACGAACCATTGTCAAAGGTACATATGGGCAATAGAACACACCAGCGTCATATGGGTTAGTACCCTTATAGCCTACGTTGATATAGTCTGTTGCTGCATATGGATCGATATACACACGGATGCGGCCATTAAGGACACCTGCGAATGTGTTGCCTGTGTCATCAACATTCAAGTTTGTTGACAATGCAGGGGAATAATCGAGCATACCAGAAGCTGCCAAAGCACTTGCTACATCTGAGGAACAGATGATGAAGTTACCTTTACCACGGCGTGTTTCTTTAGCAATTGTGTTAGCTTCACGATCAAGCTGTACACCCAAACCTTTAAACTTCTCTGCAGACCAACGACCATCGGCATCGCTTGACAAGTCAAAGATACCTTTTGTGGTAACATTAGCTTGACGTGCACCGATTTTAGCTTGTGCGTTGATTGTACGGATAACTTCACGGTTGATTTCAGCCAAGATTTCTGTTGACAAGATGTTTGCCAATTCTGTCTCTGCGTCCAAGCCATGAATAGCTTTCAGGTCTTGTGCAAGCTCAAGTGTGTACTCGGCTTTCAATGCACGTGACTTCGCTGTCACAGTTGCTTTTTCAATGGTGAAACCCATTTCAGCAAATGCTTCACCACCGGATACGCCCAGTGCTTCTGCTTCTGCTGTTGTGTATGCGTCACCTGTTGTTGGTACATAAGTCGCACCAGAGTCAACAAGTGTACCATCGGCATTTGTGTCGGACACACCGGACAGACCAGATGGGGAACCGTTTGCAGTTGTCGAAGAGTCACCGGAGAAGCCTACGGCTGCTTCGTTGAACAGAGCTTCGTCACCATTAGACACGCCAGCTTTAGTTGTTTTGTACTTGGACTTCATTGCAAAGATCAAGCCTGTTGGGCCTGACATTGGCTGAACGCCACATACGTCATATGCCATCATGTTAGGCATAGCACGACGTACCAATGAAATCAAGATTGGGTTCCAGTTGTCAGCTGCGCCACCAGATGCAACAGTACCTGCACCCGCTGCGTTTGCAGCTACTTCCATAAGACCTTGCTCTTGAAGGGCTTTTTCTGTGTTTTCAAGAACAGCAGCAGTTACAGAACGTTTGTGGTTATCTGTAATTGTGCCTGCGGTTTCCTCGTTCAATACGGGAGACCATTTCTCTACGAGACGATCATAAGTTTCCATTATTGGATCTCCTACTTACTTTGTTGTTTTTCTTAGGGCTGTTAAATATTGTTCCATCATCGCTGAAGTTTCTACAGCTTCATCGGCTGTGTCATCTTCACTTTCTTCTGCGATAATAGATGTGGCAGTTTTCTGTGAGAAATATGATTCTTTCAGAGTTGCAACTTTAGCTGCAAATGCATCTTCTGATTCAAAATCTACAGATTCTGCTAGTTTGGTGAGCTTTTCAACCTGAGTTTCAGCTAGATCACGGGACGCTTCACGAATGATAGCTTCACGCTTATATTGGTCTAGTTCTTCTGAGATTGCCATAGCTTTAGATACTGCTTCATTGTATTGCTCTTCGAGCTCTTCGTTTGCAGTAGCTAATTCGTCAACTAGGTCGATTTTGGACTCAGGGACTTCGACATAAGATTCTACAAACAGGTCTTTCAACTTGTCCATAAATCCTTCTGCGATTTCTGAGCGAAGACCAGACTGGATTGCCAGTTTGTTGTCTTCCATCCATTGCTCAACCACATAGTTAAGGTAGCTATTCACTTTCTCTTCAAGATCTACTTTTGTATTCTGAATTTCTTCATCAAGTTGTTCTTGATATTCAGTTTCCAAACGATTGATCTCTTCAGAGATTTTGGATTTTACCGCTGCTTCAAAAATAATAGCTGTTTTGGCTTTAAACTCTTCTGAAAGAGTAGCCTCAGATTCTACCAAAGCATTCAAGTCTTCACTGAAATTTCCATCGATATCGACAGACTCGGCTTTCATAGCAGTATTTTTTAAATCAGACGGTTGGCTATTCGCCTTATCACCTTTACGCTTCTTAGCTTTGGGTGCTTTGTCTTCAGCAGCATCAACAGACGCTACTGATTGTGCTTCCGCATTTTTTGGATCGTGAGCTTCTTCGATTTCCTCGTCGAGCTCTACATCCTGTCCTTCTAGTTGATCAGTCATGTTTGACTCCTATAAGTTAGTTTTCAATAACGAGAGGAAATTTTTAAACTCACGAGTCTGAACTTCGTAAAGATCAGAACGTGGAGCACTTTTTATTTCAGTCTCTATCTTTTCAATTTCTTGAGCTTCAATGATGCCATTATTCCAGACCCAATCTACACCTTCCATAATACCATTAACAAAAGCGTTAGGTGCGGAGGGGTCTTGTACGATATCAATCGTATTAAGCATAAAGTCATCTTTGACGTACATAGTACCGTTACGTTGCTCAAGGCTACCCATACCACGAGTTGAGACACCTAGTTGAACACCACCTTCAAGCAAACCTTTTACAATATTGCCCATTGGAGTATCCAATATACGTGCCTTACCCATCACATTCTTTCCCTCCATTTTGAGGTCCGTAATAAGATGGGATACTTTATCCAAGTTAACAGTCGGGCCATCAGGGTGATTTAATTCGCCCACCGCTCTGCTCTTGGAAACCTGTTCTGTGACGTATTTACTTACAGCATTTTCCATAATGCTTTGTGGGTAAATGCGCCCATTTCTGTTTTTAGATTCAGCCATAGCGAAGATACCCTCAATTACATGAGTTTTGGTACCATCTTCTTTCTTTTCGACGATGCACTGAACATCTGTCTCTTTGTATTCAGTAATCAGCTTCATCTATCAACCCTTATATTGCTTAACAAACTCTTTGGCCATTTTCTCAGCTTCTTTCTGAGTTTTATAGCTATCGAGCATGTCGCCGTCGATATACACGACAAATGCATTTTTATCTTTAGAGATTTTAACAGGGATGCGGTTAATCTTAGTATCCAGAACCACACTTGTTTTTTCTCTGATATCTTTAAATGTTTTTGTCATGTGTATCACTTTTACTTTATTTATACATTGTAGTTTTTTGGCATCAGTCTTCGTCTTCTAGCTCATCAAGAGCGGCTTCAACATCTTCTTCAGACGGGTCATCATCATCCAATTCTGCCTCAGCGCCATTAAACATTTGGTCTGCCATATTGATTTTTTCTTGCTCTAATGCATCACTCATTTTATCCGCTAAAATCTCATGAAATGTCGGAGCGGCTTTATTAAAGTCTTGATCCGAAATAGCATTAATAAAATCATTCAATTTAGTGTCTGGTGTCATACTCATTGTTCTTCATCCTCATTTGTATCTAGTTCGCCAGACTGTACTTCCTGTGCAATCTGATCTTTCATATTTTTAATATCATCATCTTCTAGTTGTAGAACATTCTTCATTACCCATTCTTTAGAGAAATACTCTCCGACATATTGAGATACTTGATCCATAGTCTGTAAACGGTTCGCCAATAGTTCTGCGTCTTTAAGTTCAGTAAAATGATTATCTCGTATATAGTCAACACGAATATCATTATGCCACTGGTTCCAATCATCCTCTGTGATTAGACCCTTCATGATTAGTTGTTTTTTCAGAATATCTGTAAATAGAGTTGCAAACCTACTGCGAAGCCTATCAATAAACTTCTGAAATTTAACTTCGTCTCTGGAGATTTCTGTTGATCTACCCAAAGTGAACTGTGCTTCCTGCTCCAGTCTATTGAGAGGGACATTAAGAGAACGGTATAGCCTCTTTTGGAAATAGATGATATCATCAATCTGTCCAAGATTTTCGCCACCGGGAAGTGTTGATATCTCAGTACCTCTACCGCCCTCTCTACGTGGCAACCAAAAATCCTCAAGCATTGACATATGCTTACGGTCATCTCTAATTTTACCAGTGTCGGCATCATATACAAGTTTATTACGGTAACGAGCCATAATATCTTTCATATATGTTTCGGCTTTACCACGGGGCAAGTTACCAACATCAATATAGAAAATTCGTCTTTCAGGTGCTCTAGCTAGTCTGTAAATGACCAGCGAGTCTTCCATCATGCGCAATTGGTTAATTGGCTTCAAAGCCTTATGTAAATGAGATACCACTCTTTTGCGATCAACATCCAAAAGACCCGAAGTTACATATGAAACTGAATCTGGAGAAAGCTTTACCCCTTGCGATTGAGCGCCCGGCGTCTCTTGATAGATGTAAAATTCATTTACCTTTTCAACAAGACTTACACCAGTAGTTGCATCTTTTTTCTTTTTTACTTCCTTGACTTTACGAATCTTAGCTGCATCGATATTTCTAATTTCTTGAATACCAGCTTTAAGGTTCTTTTCATCAACGACAAGATGGTGATACAATCTACCATCAACATACCAACGGCGGAACATGTCATGCCCGACATCGTTAAAGTCTAACATAGAAACGATATTTTCAAATTCATCTGTAATTTGTTTTTTAAGTGAATTACTTACACCTTCAACCTTGTCTAAAACCAGACTAATAGAAGATTGCCCCTCACCTGAAATAACAGATTCATTTACAATGTCTTCAATAGCAGCATCAACTTCAGGATGGGTTGCAACGCCACGGTACTGTTTGATATTCTGTAAATTATCTTTACCCTGATCTTCGCTACCAATATTTACATAAGTGCCATAATGGGCACCAGCCGCAGTAACGTATCCAGCGCCGTCCTGATCAGTGGGCGGCACAATAGAGGAAAGCTTTTCCTCTTTCTTATCTTTTGCACGTTTGATTTCAAAACCAAATAATGTAAGTGAATCTGATGCCATCTTAATTCCTAATCTAATGTTTCAGAGGGACCATTACAGTCCCTCTTACTCTTTATTTATACCACATTAAGAAGTGGTTTGAGCTTCCCAATATTGCATTTGGAACTCAACAGTAAATCTTTCGATTTCATTTTCTGATGAGTAATTCAAGTCAATAGCAGAAACTGCTGTTGGGAAACATCCACGGAAGTTATAAGTCTTCAATGTAGAACCATCCTTATCGAGTTGCTCAACAAGAAGATCTGCTTCGTAATCAACAGGGTTAGTTAGACCAGTATTTGCAGAGTGTGCATTCATACCATTCATCCAACGCTCCATTGCGTCACGAACATTAAAGTCTGTATCATTAATAATAGTAGGGGACCATGTTTCGAATGTACGGTCTCCTGCCATCTTTAACTGTCTACCACGGAAAGGAACAATAATTGTACCTATTGTGGAAGCGGGAAGTTGTGCCGCTTCGCACAGGAATGATGTAAGTTCTACATCACCATTTGCATAGCCGGGAAAGTTGATCGTGGCTTTGAAGAGGTTTGGTCTTGCCCCTCCCCCACGCAACTTGGCTTTAAAATCATCTACGCCTAATACTGCCATTTTTTATCTCCTTATACCGATAAGCCAGCGACTTCTTCGAAGTCAACACCAGATCTAACCGCTACAAAGTTTAGAGTAATGTAGTTGATTGAACGGGCTGGCTTAATGAAGATATTAGCAATGAACTCATTTCTATCTATAACAGCTGGGGTGTTGTTAGTTTCATCACATACAACACGGAAGTCTGTGATACCTCTGCGCCCTTTAATCTCTCTCAAGAAAGGCTCTGTGATGTTTACAAACTCTGCTCGGGTAAACTCATCATTCAATTCGAACAATGTGTTTCTAGCGGCCTGTGACACAGCTCTTTCTACTACATTAAATAGTCTACGAACATTGATACGATCAAAGGCCGAAGGTCTATTCAAGTGAGTTTTATCGCCATAAAGTAGGATACCTTGTCCCGGCAAGTTTGCAATTGGGTTGATACCAGCTTTATAAAGAGTGTCTCTTTGAGCTTTTGTTGGTGTATACGCCAGTGATGTTACGCCCAAATAAGCTCCACGCCGTGATCCCGCAGGAGAGAACCATGGTGCTGAATTAGCATCAGATGCAGCCATAATACCAGCTGTTGAACCAGCGGCAGGGATGTTAATATATTTGTCGTTATACTTATCGTATACTTTCAAATGGTTATTATCGACGAAAAGATAGGAACTATATGTGTAACTAGCAGCTTCTGTAACTGATGCGGATACTGGATCTGCAACACCAACAACAGATGCACTTGATGGTGATGTGATTACAACACAATCTTTACGAGTTGTACCCGCTGTTACTACCATGTCATTAACAATAGTCTGCTGATCTGAAGCATTTGCCATATTTGGTGCAATCATAAAGTCCACAGTGATGGTGTCTTTATCATTGAATACATCAAGAGCAGTTTGAACATTTCCAGTGGTTCTAGTTCCGTCTGCACCACTTTGCAATGAAATTGCTGCATTAGAGTCTAGTGCTGCTGCGTTAACACGAATGTAGTTGGATTGTCTATTGACTACGTTCTTTTCGTAATTTGTAGAACCATCAGCAAGGGTTGCGGATGTTGAGCTTGATACATAAGAGAATCTTTCAAGAACTGTTCCAGCTGTACCAGTGATAACACCGTCTTCATCAGTTACCAAGATGTGACGTTCAGTTCCAGTTGGAGCCCCGTCAAACTGTGCTTGAAAAGATGCACCAGCGGTTGCCCAAGATACTGGACCTGCCACCTGAATTTTTAGAGAGTTGCCCAAGGTGCCTGCATGTTTAGCAAAAACATCGCCTGTCCATGAGCCATTATCCCAAGCATCATTGTTTTTAATGAGTGCTGCGGTACCGCTATCATCTGTAGCGTTTAGTGCGCCAGAATCAGCAATTCTTGAAATTTGCAGAGCATTTGCATAGCTCAGAAAACTTGATGCAGTATGAAAATCTACTGCGTGTGTATTGTCGGGTGCGCCGAAAGTTGAAGCTAGTGTAGCCTCAGTGTCTACCAAAGTAGCCTCTTCCATCGGACCCCAACGGAAACTCCCAGCAAATGCGCCAGTAGTAGATTGAACGTTAGGAACGCCACCTGTTAAATCTACCTCTTTGACGATAATGGCTGGGGATTCGGAAGGTGCGCCTATTGCCATTTATTAATTCCTTTTCCAGTGTCGAATTATATGTTATCATGATACGGTTATTTTCAATTACAAGTATTTATAATAATTAAAAACTACGATCTAATTCCCATCCCCTATCGACTTTCCACACGCCCATGTCTTCCTCTAACACTGCTTCGTCCTCATCTCGACCATCATTTATAAATCCAAATGGTACAACATCTTCTTCAATTTCTTTCATTCTCTGGTCGAACATCATCTCTTTCAGGTTAACGTCCGTTAGTTCTTCAAAGTTATTGCCCACTGCAAAGTATCCAAACATCACTAAAGTCATCATTAAGTCGTCATGGTTCCCTTCAGATGCCTCGAATGAAACACCCTTTGCGACAAATGTTGACATCTCTTGGATTGTCTGAGGATCTATGATATGTAGCTTACCATTTTCAATGATGTCTTTAATAGCGGAAC